ATATTAGATATATTGCTGACAGAAGATTAATTAGTATGGGTATGAAAGGCATATATAAAAGAAAAAAGAATCCTTTACCGTGGGTAGAAGAAATGATTAATGCGCCAACACATACTAACTTTTTTGAGAACAGAGCAACAGATTACGCTAAAGGTTCTTTATCAGGTGGTTGGGATAAGGTTTGGGGCAAAGCTGCTTAATGAAAAAATGTATTTGTGATGAATGTGATGCTGAATTTATAGTACACTACAATATGGATGAAGATTTTTACGAAGTTCACTTTTGTCCATTTTGTAGTGCACAGATTGATAAAATTGAGGAGATAGAGGAAATAGGTAATATGGATCCATTCCCAAATGTGGAAATATAAAGGAGAAGAATTTAATGATCCGGGGGATAACTACGGGTTTGTTTATATTATTACTAACATTACCAATGGCAGAAAATACATTGGCAAGAAACTTTTTTGGTCTCTTAAACGAAAAACCGTCAATAAGAAGAAGAAGAAAGTGACAGTAGAATCAGATTGGAAGAAGTATTGGAGTTCATCTGAAGAACTTAAAAAAGATATAAAAGAATTAGGCGAAGATAAGTTTACAAGAGAAATAATTCATTTATGTAAGTCTAAGGGCACAGCAAACTATCTTGAAGCAAAAGAACAGTTTTCGCGCACAGTTTTAGAAGACTCTGAAAAATGGTATAATGGTATAATTAACGTACGAGTAAACAGAAGTCACTTAAAACTATGACATTTATATTTTTATTGTTTGGTTCAGCATTGTTTCTTTCTGCTGTAGCCGCATTTTATTCTATTGTTGGTTTGGTTTCGATCTTTCCTGCAGCAGAGATTCCTATTATAATAATGGGTGTCAGTTTAGAGATATGTAAATTAGTTGCAGCATCTTGGCTATATAGAAACTGGACTACATCTCCTCGCTTTTTAAAATATTATTTTAGCTCAGCTGTTATTATACTTTCGTTTATAACATCAATGGGTATATTTGGTTTTTTATCTAAAGCACACATAGAACAAACAACTGTAGCTGGCGATAATACTCTTCAGATTGGATTGATAGATAAAAAAATTCAAAGACAACAAAAAAGAATAGATGATGCAGAATTAGTTATATCTCAACTCGATCAAGCTGTACAAACCTTAATGAATTACGATAGAGTTAGAGGCCCAACTGGAGCTATTGCGACTAGAGAAAAACAAAAACCAGAAAGAGTTGATCTTAATAAAATTATAGATGATGCACAAGTAATAGTATCTGATTTACAAGTACAAAAGTTTACTTTGAATAAACAACAGATAGCATTTGAAGCTGAAGTAGGCCCTATAAAATATATTGCGGACTTTGTTTATGGTGAGGCTGATAAGAAGCTCATAGAGAAGGCTGTCAGAGGTGTAATAATAATTATAGTACTTGTTTTTGATCCTCTTGCTATTATTTTATTAATAGCAGCAAATAGAGAAGTAAGAGTTGTATATGGCACAAGTGTAGGTAGAAGAGGTAGACCAAAAGGCACAAGAAATAAAAAAACAATAACGGTTAATTTAGATGAATATGATGATACCAAGGAAGTGGTAGATAAAAAAGAAATATCTGAAATACCAAAAGAAGTTTTAGATAAAGTATTTAAACCAAGGCCAAATAAATTTGGCCAAAATCAGATTTAGTAAACTAACCAAATAGTAACGTTGAATATTATATTTTTTTAAGTTACAATATATATTCAATAAAAGGTATCATATGATTATTATAGATTATTCTCAAACAGTTATTTCCAATATTATGGCAGAAATTGGAAACAAAAAAACAAACTTAGAAGTAAATTTAATTAGACACATGGTTATTAATACAATAAGAAGCCATTATTCACAATTTAAAGATGAATATGGTGATATGACTATTGCGTGTGATAATAAAAAATATTGGAGAAAAGACTTTTTTCCATATTACAAAGCTAACAGAAAAAAAGCAAGACAAGAATCAGGTCATGATTGGAATTTAATATTTGAAACAATAAACATGTTAAAACAAGAACTGAAAGATAATTTTCCTTGGGCAGTAGTTGAGGTAAAAGGAGCAGAGGCAGATGATATTATAGCTACATATGTTAAAAATCATCCTGATGAACCTGTTATGATAGTATCGGGCGATCACGACTTTATGCAATTACAAAAATATGATAAGGTTAAACAATGGTCTCCAATAAAAAATAAATTTGTAAAATGTGCTGGTTCACCTAAAGATGTTTTATTTGAACATATTATAAAAGGTGACAAAGGTGATGGTGTACCCAATGTGTTAACAGATGATGATGCGATAGTGCAAAGTAAAAGACAAAGACCTATTCATTCTAAAAAATTAGAAATGTGGAAAAATAATCCAACAGAAATGCCTCAAGATTCAGCCTTTGTTAGAAATTTTGAACGCAATCAAACACTTGTTGATTTGTCAAGGATACCTCAAGATATAGAAGATGCTATAAAATTAGCTTTTATTAAAGCTGAACCTCCTTTTGATATTCAGTTAAATAAAGACATATTAAAAAATTATTTTAATGAACACAAACTTAATAAAATGTTAGATGTTATAGAGGAATTTGTATGAGAAATTTAGTTTCAGAAGTATATAGTATGGTTGAAAATCAATCTAATGATTTAGATAGATTAAATTTATTAAGAAATGAAGCACATGTTAATAGTGTAGTAGGACATTTACTAAATTATAATTATAATCCAAATATTAAATTTTTATTGCCAGAAGGTAGACCTCCTTTCGAAAATGAACGAAAACCAGCTGGTCTTCAAGATACTACACTTGAGGTAGAATTTAGAAGATTTTATATATGGTTTGATGCTAATCAAAATTTATCGGCTCCTAGAAGAGAAAGATTGTTTATTGAAATGTTGATGGGTCTTCAAATACAAGAAGCAGAAATAATATGTTTAGTTAAAGATAAGAAGTTGCATGAAAAATATCCTACAATTACAGAAAAATTAGTTAGAGAAACATTCCCTGATTTATTACCTCCTGCTATAATACAAGATGAAGCTAAAAAATCTAGAGGCAGACCTCGAAAGGAAAAGTAATGAGATTTTTAAATTATGGTAAGTCTAAACAAAGTAGAAAACTTGGCATTAACCCTTATTCAAAACGTAAAATATTGCCTGCACATTTACAAGGTGATATAAATGCAAAGAAAGCAACACTCGAAGTATCTGGTGTATTTCCTAGAGAAACTAAAAAGATTCCAAGTCTCAATTCAGAAGACTTTTCACCAGCTCTTAAAAAAGAAGAAAATGTTTACACCGGCTCGAGTGTTATTGGTGTTAGTACTCTTCATAAGTCTAATCCCGTTCCCGTTTTTAATAATAATGATGCTATCGATCATGCTAATATGAGGAGAAATTAATGTCTTACAAATACACTATAATACAAGAAAATACTGACAACAAAGCTAGACTAACTTATGAATTTTCAGCAAATGATGAAATAGAAATGGTAGATGAACTCAATTGTTTTATGGTTAGTATTGGTTTTGGCCAGTCTGGTTATCTAACATTGATACCTAATGATGATGGTTTATATGATGATATAGATTCTGAAGTAAAAGAATATAATGATTATGTAAATCCTGAAGTGCAAGATTATATGAATTTTGAATTTCCTGTTGAGCATGGTCAAGGTCAAACGGAATATAACTTTAACTCGTCAGATGCTGATAAGATAGTCGAAAAGAGTCAATCTGCTGCTACTTTTGCATTTCCATTAGATAGACCTAGTCAGCCAACTTATAGAGTAGATTCAATATATGAAACTAACAATAGTGATGATACACAATATGATACACAATATTATGGGGCGTAATAATGAAAGAATTTTATGTCCTAGAGTACAAAACTATAGATAGTAAAGGTCGTGAAAAAAATGCTCAGTTTGCAGGTGTATTTACTTGTGTAGATGAATTGGGTAGAGCAAAAGAAGTTTTATGTGACGATAATAATAATAAAATTTCTTTTCAAGTTTACAATCATAACAACATTTTTCCATAAATAAAAACAATGGCAACATACACTTTTAAAAATAAAAATACGGGTGAAATAGAAGAACATAAATTTTCAGTTCTTAAACACCAAGAATTCAAAGATAACAATCCTCATCTTGAACAAGTGCATTTAACCTTTCCTGGGTTAGGTGATCTTGTACGTATGGGCATGAAAGGACCAGATGACGGATTTAGAGAAGTTATGTCAAAGATTAATGAAAATGTGGGCAGTAAACGTAGCAATCTAAGAGACAAACTTTCGAGAAATTGATTATGGACACGTGATATGTTAAACTTAACTTTAAGGGGCATGCATGGCCAAAAGAAATTTTGTACAAACCCAACCAACAAATCTATCTGTAGCAGTTAACAATAAGTTA